CATGATTTAAAAAACCTAGGAGTAAAAAGTGAAGGATTTGTTTAATATGAAAAAACAAGATTGATATATACTTCAAAAAAGGGGAAAGTATATGGAAGAAGAGTATTGGGCTGAGTGTCCGGCTTGTGAAGTTGAAACTCAGGTTCTTGTTCTAGACAATGAAGAAATTCCTCAATACTGTTCTATGTGTGGAACTCCACTCGAATATGAACTGATGGAAGACGATGACTAAATAGGCCTTGAAAGGGCCTTTTTTTATGTGGTATTATAATGACGAACCTTTTGATATAACACCTGAAGAATTTCAGGGTTTTGTTTATATCATAACAGACAGAGAAAATCAAAAGAAATATATTGGCAAGAAGTTCTTCTGGAAACCTAAGACGTTACCAAAGACTAGAACGCGTAAGAGACGTGTTAGAACGCGTGTAGAAAGCGATTGGCGTTCCTACTATGGTTCTTCTATGGAGATAAAACTTTTAGTAGAACAAAAGGGAACCAATCGATTTGATAGAAAGATCTTGAAGCTTTGTAAGACAAAAGGTGAATGTTCTTACTATGAAGCTAAGTTTCAATTTGATTATGATGTTCTTCTTAGAGATGATTTCTACAATGAATTTATAGGATGTAAGATACATTCAAAACATTTAAAAAGATAGCTGTTGACAAATATAAAAATAGATGTATAATATAAGAGCCTCCTTAGCTGGGGCTGTATGGGTGCGATATGATTTTAATTGACTATAATGCAATTGCAATTAGTAATGTAGTAACACAAAAGCTTGATATTGACGAGAACTTAATTCGTCATATGATACTAAACAGTCTTCGGATGTATAGATCTAAACACTATCAGAAATTCGGTGAGTTAGTTATATGCACAGATGGAAAAAGAAACTGGCGGTACGATGTTTTTCCTAACTACAAATATAAACGTAAAGATGCTCGTAAGGAATCTAAGATGGATTGGAATGAGCTCTTTAGAATGACAAACATGGTGTTAGAAGAAATCAAAGAAAATTTTCCTTATCGTGTTGTGGAACATGAACGATGTGAAGCTGATGATATCATTGCAGCGATATGTGAAGACACACAAGAGTTTGGCAAAGGTGAAGATGTACTAATTATATCATCTGATAAAGACTTTGTGCAGTTACAGAAATGGAAAAATATCCATCAGTACTCTCCTATAAAGAAAAAGTTTAAAGAAGATTATCCTCGTAAACAATTACTCGAGTTGATACTAAAAGGTGACCAATCAGATGGGGTACCTAATGTACTCAGCGCAGATAATGTATTTGTTACTGGTGTTCGTCAGACTCCTCTCAGACAAAAAAAGATAGATGAAATCATCGACGATCTTAATGAGGGCGAGTTGTTATATGCAGCAAGTTGGTATCGCAACTATCAACGTAATGAAAAATTAATTAATTTATCTATGACCCCTGGAGACATCAAAAAAGAAATTATATATAATTATGACGGACAAGATAAAACAGGTAACAAGAAAAAAGTGTTTCCTTACTTAATAGAAAAACGATGTCGTAGATTATTAGAAGACGTAAAGGACTTCATTTGAAATGGTGAATACAGTTACATACAGAGCACATGAAGTGCTTGATAAAGTTTCTAAAGCTAAAACTAAAGCTGACAAACTTAAACTTTTACAAAAAGAAAATAACAACTGGGCATTAAAAGATATCCTTCGAGGAACTTTTGATGATGCAGTTCAATGGATTCTTCCCACTGGACCTGTTCCATATGAACCAGCTCCATTTGATTCTCATCCATCTGAGTGGTCTATGCATAACAAAAAACTTGCGAGTTTTGTTAAAGGTGGCCCTGGTACACAGATGAAAACTTATCAAAGGGAAAAGATGTTTTTAGATATTCTCGAGACTATACACCCTCGAGATGCAGAGCTTCTTGTAGGCATGATTAATAAGAAGATGCCTATAAAAGGTATTACAAAGAAGCTAACGAAGGAGGCGTTTCCAGACTTAATTCTCAAATAATAAACAGGAGACCAAATGAGTAAAATCCAACTTGAGAGACTAAAAAACGATTTGATAGAGTTGAATAATTACATAGAAAGGGTTAAAATGAAAAACAACAATACAGACCTACTATCTAAACTTAAACGCAAACGTCAGTTTCTGCAAACAAGATTGGACTTAGCTTCATAGTAAATTGGAAATATAATGCCGTCATACACAATGATAAACAAACAGACGGGTGAAGAACAAGAAATGGTTCTTACTCTAGCTGAACGCGAAGATCTACTTTCCAAAGGAGAGTGGAAGCAAAAACTTACCACAGCAAAATTTATAACTGGACATGGAGATGTAGCTCGAAGACAGGCTGGATCTGAATGGAATAACTTTCTTAAAAAGATTGATAAGAACGCTGGAAGGCATAGTAAAATACAAACATAATGGCTAGAGTAAAAACTCCTAACAACTCTATGACGGTTAGGTTGGACGATCTTCTTCAATTTGACCCTCTGACATATAATCAAGAAGTTGCATATAAAGCTTGGGATGATGGTGATAATTTAGTACTAACTGGTACTGCTGGTACTGGTAAAACCTTTATGGCTTTGTATCTTGCATTAGAAGATGTATTAGATAAGGAGACTGAATGGGATAAGTTAATCATTGTTAGATCAATGGTTCCGACAAGAGAGATGGGTTTCCTTCCAGGTGATAAAGAAGCTAAAGAAGAAGCTTTCACTACTCCTTATAGAACTATTTGCAATGAATTATTTGGTGATAAAAATTCATACAATAAGATGTTCACATCAAAACAAATACAATTTGAATCAACATCTTTCATCAGAGGTACAACATTTGATAATTGTGTTATAGTTGTTGATGAGATGCAGAACTTAAACTTTCATGAATTAGATTCTGTTATAACTAGAGTGGGAAGACATAGTAAAATTATATTCTCAGGTGATTAC